AAAGGCCGAGCAGGAAATCTGGAGCGGCGGCTCGGGGCTCATCGCGCTCTGTGACAAGCTGGGGCTCAAAGAGCCACTAGTGAAGTTTGACCGACAGCGGCTTCTTTTTACCGTGCCGGAATTCGGCTCCACCATCATGTGTGGCGGCGCGGATGATCTCAGGGCTGTAGAGGCCTATCGCGGCGGCCCGGGCTATGACGAAGTCTGGATTGACGAAGCAAAGAGTCATCCCAGGCAGCTCCTGAAAACGCTGATCGTCGACGTGCTCACGCCGCGTATCAACGCGCGTTATGGCGTGCTCGGCCTGTGTGGCACGCCGGGCTCCGTGCTGGATTCGCTCTTCTACGAAATCACGCACGTGGGTTCTCAGCTCTCCATCCCCTATGGCGAGGCCAATCCCCTCGACTCCTTCGTGTGGTCCATGCATCGCTGGAATCTTGCGATGAATACCACCAAGGTGCCGGGTACGACTCGGAGCCTGTGGGATCTGGCGCTTCAGGAGAAGGCCGATCGAGGCTGGGATTCGCAAAACGCCACGTGGATGAGAGAGTACCTGGGCCTGTGGGCCTCGGATCTCACGGACTTCTGCTATCGATTCCGCCCGCACAGTGACGACGGCGCCGAATTCAACACCTGGACGCCCAAAGAGCAGACGAGTGATAACCCCTTCGGGCTGCCATTACTGGCCAAGCTCCCGACTGGAGATGCCGCGATCCGATGGAAGTTTGCCATCGGTCTCGACCTGGGATCGGTGGATCCCTGCGCCATCGAGGTGTTTGCTTTCGCCGACGAGACACGCCGCATTTACCACGTTTATGAGTGGTACCGGCAGACGTTGGATGTCGACGTGTTGGCCGATGCCCTGGTGAAGGCGATCGAGCTGGTACAGAAGTACGCGGACTACCCGATCGCCATTGTGGGTGACACAGCCCATATGGGCACCACGATCCTGGAGCAGATCAGGACGAAGACGGGCCACAGGGTCGAGCCCGCGAAGAAGGCCGATAAGCTCGGCTTTGTCGCGCTCACGAATGATGACCTGGTGGATGGCCGGCTCAAGATTCTCAAGGAGTCGCACCTCGCCAAGCAGATGGCGACGCTCCAGTGGGACGAGTCGGGCAAGCGTGAGAACAAGGCCCAGCGGAATGACGCGTGTGATGCGTCCATTTACGCCCGAGGCGCCATTACCAAATACATCAGTCACACGGAGCCCGTGGCGGATCCCGTGATGAGTCCTGAGCAGGAGCTGCTCCATGGAATCCTCGGAAAGCCCAAGCACGACGTCCTGGGCATGCAGTCACCCATCTTCCAGCCGGGCGGCGCCTACCAGCCCAAGTGAGAGCATGGACGAGAAGCTGACCATTCTCCTGAAGCATCTGCCGGCGCTTCAGGCGGAAGGTGTGACTGCCCTCGCCATTGATGGCCTACAGGTCACGCTGAGGCCGAAGCCTCTCCCCGAGGCGCCTGCCCAGGAAGAGCCGCCTGCTGGCCGTGACCCTGTGACCTTCGGCTTGCCTCCCGGCACCAAGATGCCGAGTCTGAGGGATCGCCGTGGACGTTAATACGGTCCGCTGGTGGCGCGAGCCGCAAGAGCGGCTTTGTACAGCCATCACGACGGAGATTCTAGCGATCGAGAGTACGCAGCTCGATCTCTATGAGAACTACTACTATCTCGCGTGGCTCTATGACCCGTACGACTACGTGTCTCGGAGCTTCTTCCCGTACGAGCTTCAGCAGCAAGTCACGGAAAACGTCTGTTGCGCCAACGTCGACACGGTCACGTCCATTGCCGCGAGACAGACGGTTCGGCCTGTGTTTCTCACGGACGAGGGCGACTGGAAGACGAAGCGGCGCGCTGCTGATCTAGCCCGCTATGCCGAGGGCCTGGCGAAGATCATGCGTCTCGATGAGTGCAAGCCGCGCATCTTCAAAGACGCCGCGATCTTCGGTACGGGCGTCAGGATGTTTGATCTCGACGAGAATGGCGAGATCCACCACGAGCGTTTCATTCCCATCGAGGTGCGGGTGAATGAGGAGGAGTGCCTTACCCAGGCCCCTCGCCAGCTGCACCTCTTGAAGTACAGGGACCGCGAGGATCTCATCGCGCGCTACCCGAGCAAGGCCCGAGAGCTGGAAGACACTCCGAGAGAGGCCACGGGCACCTACTTCGGCATCTCGGGTATGAATTCCACGGATCAGATCCTGCTTCGCTATTCCTGGCGTCTGCCCATTGGCAAGCAGGGCACTGACGGCTATAGGCCAGGCCGCAAGGTCGTGAGCACGGCTCACCTCGTCCTTGTTGACGAGGAGTACCACGATCTGAAGTTTCCGATCGCCGTCATCAAGTGGACCGAGCGCTCTACCGGATGGGCAGGCGCTGGCCTGGTGGAGCAGCTCCAGGCCATTCAGCGCACCATCAACAAGATGCACCTGGCGCACGATCAGCAGATTGACCTGTATGCCAGTCCCATCACCTTTGTGAACGTCAATGACATCGGCGCGGCGGACAAGATGCGTGTTTCTGGCGCTGGCCGCTTTGTGCCTGTCATTGGCGAGATGCCAAAAACCCTCATCCCTCCAGTCATTGCCCCTGAATCAGAGCGCCGTCTCGAAAGACTCTCCGAACTGAGCCGGACGAATTCAGGCATCTCGGATATGCACTCCAGCGGCAAGATGCCTGCCCGTCTGGAGACGGGTGCCGCGGTCAGAGAATCCAATGACGTGGCCAGTGAGCGCTTCGCGATTCAGGAGAAGGCCTTAGAGCGCTGGTACCTCGATTGTATCGAGGTGGTGCTCATGCTCTGCAAGCGCAACGCGGAGAACAAGCGGCCTACGCCAGACGTGGGCTATTCGTTCGCGCACGTGAAGCGCCGCATCAAGTGGAGCGAAGTGGACATGAAGGACGTGGCCTATCAGCTCCAGGCCGCGCCTCAGCTGTCCAGGACGCTCGCGGGCCGCATGGACATCATCTCGACGTGGCAGTCCTCGGGCCTTATCACGCCCGAGATGGCGCGTCACCTTATCCGCCACCCGGATATCGACGACGCGATGAAGGAGATCGACGCCTATCTGGAGTACCTGGATAAGGTCGCCCAGCTGCTCCTCGACGGTGATTATGTAGCACCTGATCCACGTGGCGAGCTTCAGACACTCGGCCTCTCCACCATGGTGGGCAAGTACTTCGCGGCCCTGAATGATGGCGCCTCGGAGCAGGGTCTGGAGTGCCTGAGAACGCACTTGGATCAGATGGCCTTCATGATCTCGAAGGCTATGGAGCCGCCTCCCATGCCGCCGCAGGGCATGCAGCCAGGCGAGGGTATGCCGCCCGCGTTGGGCGAGGCTCCTCCGCCTGAGATGGGTGGAGCGCCTCCGCAGATGGCTTTGCCCCCTGGGCCGACTGGCTAGTCAGCCCTTCTACAAGCAAAAACCAGGAGCACGAACGTGGCTGACGAAAAGCCGGCTGGCACCCCTGCGCCCGAGGCCGATAAGGCGAAGGCCGTCGAGGTGGATGCCGAGTACCAGAAGCAGCTCTCCAGGCTCATGAAGGGTGAGGAGGAGGAGACACCTCCCGAGGAGCCCGAGAAGAAGGAAGAAGGCGAGCCCGAGGAGAAGAAGGAAGAGGACGAAGAGGAGCCCGAGAAGAAAGAGGACGAGCCCGACAAGGAGACGGAGGAAGAAGAGCCTACGGATCCTGAGAAGGAGAAGGGCAAATACTCGAAGGCCTTCCGAGAGCTTCAGAAACGAGAGTCTTCCATCCAGGCCATGAAAACCGAGGTGCTCCAGCGCGAGCAAACGGTTTACAAGGCCTACCAGGAAGTAGAGCGGCGCGAGAACGAGCTGACTGACTTCTTGAAGCAGCTGCGGATTGATCCCTATGACACGCTGATCCGGGCGGGACTGCTCAATGAGGAGGCGGCGGAATACGCCTCCAAGCAGCTCTATTACCGCTCCAAGGCAGCCCAGGCCGACCCGAAGAACAAGGCCGAGGCGGATCGCCTCCAAAGAGAATACAGGCTCCAGCTCGAAGCCCAGGAGACGCGGCGCGAGGTGGACAATATGAAGCGCCAGCAGGAGCACGAGAAGCAACAGGCTCAGATGCTCCAGGCGCGAGATGCTTATTCCGCACGGCTCGAATACACGATCGAGCAATACAAGAGTAAGACCCCGCTACTGGCCAACGCCCTCGAAAAGCAGCCTCAGCGCACGCTGAAAGAGCTTTACGAGGTAGCAGCGGAGCTGAGTGCCGCCAAGCAGCAATTCGCCGATCCAGCCCTTGTGGTGCTGGCGTGGGCGAAGGCGCGCAAGCAGCTCCTGGCTGACTATGGAGTCGCCGAGGCACCCGTAGCAACGATTGAAAAAGAAAAATCCACAACGGCCGCCGAGAAGAAAGGCCCTAGCAATGGCAAGAGC